CGCCACAGGATTCACGAAAGAATCCACGACTAAAGGACTTGTTCTTGTTGACCAGTAGGCCAGCAAGTTCAAGACCAAAAATCGCTCCGTCAACGCAACGTGAAGGAACAATGATGTCATCACCGAAGACATAGACTTGGGATGCGGCCTCTCGGCCGTATCTTGCTTCTATGCCAGTTCTAGCCAGGGCGTAGAAACAAATGGACTCAACAGGAAAGCATAAAGCATTTCCCATCGGGGCCCACTTGTTCAACGTCACTACCCGTCCATCAGGAAGAATTACTTCTTCCATTCTAGTGCAACTAAGTTGATCGTATTGGCTGCCAAATAAATGGCGGACAACGCGACAACCCAGTCGGTCACTAGCATCCTTCAGATCGAGAGTTGCAAACTCTCTACTTAGGGAACTTCTCAAAGCCAACTCACCGTTTATCGTCTGGTCATCGAAATTAATTTGATGACCAGAGCGACGAACGACGAGAGGTTCGAGAACAGCACGTTGACCTTGTTGAATCCAAATAGACTCACGCGGATGCACGCAGATACTGCGTGGACCACGGGAGTCTTTCGGGACGTAGACAAGCTTCCCTTTAATCGGGGAGGTCGATTCGATACATTCATATTGGAGGATCTCGCTGGGTGTAGGATGTAAATCCCGCATTCCATTGAAGAACTCCCAATACGGATAATATCTTTCGATGTTAGCGTGTATGGTTGAGAACTGTGACCGTTCAGAGGGATCAAAAGGCGGAAAAACCGCCCCGGGTCCATGAAACGGCACAATCTTTGAGAGGTCAGCATCACCGGTTAAGCGTGACACGACCTTACGGGCTGTTCGCCAAAACACCGAGTTGAAATCCATATGGAGTTCAATCTCGGGGATCTGACGATCAGTATTTTCAAAGGAGGCTTGCGCCTCCTTGATTTGCTGTTTTGTTGGTTCGAACTCAGCTTTGTAACCGAACACAAGGATCTGCCGCAGGTATTTAATGAACATCGCGTCCTTCGTTTGAAGGTAGCGATTCCAGAGAGGCTTAAGCCAATCTGGAAAGAGCAGACAATAAGTCGGCTCAATGAGGAAGTCCTCATGTTCAAGATACTGCAGCAGCACTTTGTCCAAC